GCCTCTACTTCAACAGGAATGTTAAACGTAGAAGGACTTAGAGTAGCAAAAGGTGCCTGACCAAAAGCTGTTAACGTATCTTGTGTAAGATTATCTGCATTCGCGGTTAATTCAAAACCTGTTACATCAACTTGTTGTCCTATAGGAACTTCAGTAACAGTTCCTAAAGCAGATGTTAAAGCTTGACCTGTTACAGAAACTTCTACAAGAGAGAAAGCACTAACTGTTCCAAGTGTGTTAGTTAAACCAATACCTGTTACAGAAACGTTTGCATCTCCAGTGGTAGATGGAGCATTTTCTTGTGCAGTTAATTGAATACCTAATGGATAAACAATTACATCTGAAGCTTCTGCACTGAAAGGTGCCTCTGAATATGCGGTAACTCCTAGGGCCATGGATTAGGCTCCTGTTTTTAGTTCTTCTATTTCTTTTTTAAGTTCTTTGATAGATTCAATTAATAAAGCAACGATTCTGTCATACTTAACAGCTTTGATTCCATCTTTTCTTGTTGCAACCACTTCTGGTAAAACTTTTTCTATTTCTTGTGCAATTACACCTACGTCATTTTTTCTTACAAAGTAATCGTCTTCGCCGCCATTTTCTTTAATATAATCTTCTGTCCAATCAAAAGTTACACCATTAATTTGATTAACTTTCTCTAAAGGGTTTTCAATATTTTTTACGTTTTCTTTTAAAGATGCATCTGAAGAATAAAAAGCAGTAATGTCATTAGTAGCTCTTATCTGTCCAGTAGTTCCTGAAGCAGCTGTTCCTACACCAAAAGAATCAAATTGTACATCATCACTTGTGCCTAAATCTAAACTATCTCTTGCTGTCGATCCAGTTTCTAAAACAAAATTTGAACCATCACCAACAATAAAACCTCCATTAGTTACAGCTAATCCCGCAACGTCTTGAAGCTGTGCATCTAGTCTCGCATTAGCTAAAGTGCCAGAACTAATATTACTTGCATCAGTTGTGTCAGTTGTTGCAGAGGCAGCTAGACCTAAGTCTGATCTAACTTCAGACGCAGAACGCCCTTCAATTGCTGTTCCAGCCACACGTAAAAAATCATCATCTGCTACACCTGTTGTAAATTTAGGAACGTTTGTATTTGATATACCTGTGTCTAAAACAGCAGATGTTCCTAACCCAAGTGACGTTCGGGCTGTTGATCCAGACTCCGCGACAAAATTTGAACCATCACCAACAATAAAATTTCCATCAGTAACTGCTAAACCAGCTACATCTTGTAATTGTGCATCTAATCTTGCGTTTGCTAAAGTACCAGAACTAATATTACTTGCGTCAGTCGTATCAGTTGTTGCAGAAGCGGCTAAACCTAAATCTGATCTAACTTCACTTGCAGAACGTCCTTCAATATCTGTTCCATTTACACGTAAAAAATCATCGTCTGCTACACCTGTTGTAAATTTAGGCACGTTTGTGTTTGATATACCAGTATCTAATACAGCAGCTGTTCCTAATCCTAATGATGTTCTAGCTGTGGCTCCATTTTCTGCTACAAAATTAGATCCATCTCCAACAATAAAATTACCATCTGTAACAGCTAAACCTGCAACGTCTTGAAGTTGTTGATCCAGTCTTGCGTTAGCAACAGTACCGCTTGCTAAATTAGAAGCATTTAAATCTGTTAATGCACTTCCGTTTAATGCAGGAAGTGTTGCTGGAAACCTCGCATCAGGAACAGTTCCTGAAGTAAGTTGAGTTGCATTAAGAGCTGTAAGATTACTAGCGTTGTTTGCAACAATGTTTCCACTTGCATCGAGTATAACTGATTTAGATGCAGGAAGGGTACAGAAAACATCTTTAGTTCCTGCAGCAAAATCCACTGCAGAGTCACTATTTGATGATGAGATAACCGTAGTTCTAGCTAAAGTGCCAGCTGCTACTGTTCCCAATCCAACTTCAAACTCTGAATTACTAGTGTGAACAATTGCATAGTACGTTGTGTTCGTATTTCCAATTGCACTAGAAAAAGTTTCAAATCCTGTTACTGCTCCTGCAAGAGTAAATGTACCTGTACCAGTAGTGGTAGAAGTTTCTTTAACTCTATCGTTTACAACCAATGCCATTTTATAGACCTCCTATTAACCAGAAATTCTTAATATAGCTGCCGATGTAGTAAACGCTGGAAACTGCACTGTAAAAGTTCCTGATGTAGCTGTTTTATCTCCTCCAAAATCTAAAACTGCAACAGCTGCATTTGTAGTGTCAGATGAAGTGTTATAGATTAAAGCTCCTCTAGCCGTTAATGTTACCGCAGTAAAAGATAGATCTGCATAGTCAACTATTGCAACACCTTTACCAGTTCCAGAACCGATTGAAGTTCCGGCATTAACTAACGCACCGCCACCTGCTGAGTAAGATCCAGTGTTACTAACTTCGTTAGTTGCACTGTACGCAGTAGTAGTTGAGTTTAGAGTAGCTGAAGAAGTATAAAGAGCTAATTTAAATTTATCACCACCTGATTGTTTAAAGTTGTGATCACCTTCAAGTAACTGTTTTTTAAACGCGTTTGCGATCGCTTGTGTTATAGCCATAATTATATCTCCTTATTTTCCTCCGACTCGAGGAACACCTGATTGATATTCATCTCGTCTTCGTCTTCCCATTTGTTCTATTGAGAAGCCTTCTACCACTTGTTTATACTTTCCTTCGTATAATTGCAAGAGATCATTTGGCCCCTTTAAGAAACTATATGCTTCTACTAAGCATGCATACAAAAGTCCGTTGGGAAAATACTCGCTGATGTATGTTGTTGTATTTGTACTAGATAAACCCGGGTCTTTCAAGATATAATTTAACTGAATTTCATATGTAGCATTTGGAGTTGGAGCTATTACAATAGTGTCTTTATCCCACATACCATAGTATTTTGGAACTCCTGTAGACTCAGCTGGATTAAATTCAGACATAAAACTTGTATCTCTAAATTGTAAAAAATCTCTATTATTCGCTTGACCTACTCCATCAGAATCTACAATTTGAGCTGACCTTACAACTAATAAATCATTTGGAACATCTATAAATCTTTGTGATGTAATTAAATTTGCTGTTGCGTATCTTTTATTATTATCAGAATCTACATCTCTAAATATTCTCCATTCAGCATTTTCAATAAATCCATTAACAATAGAGTCTGTTAAAACATTTGCATCTACTTCTGTGTAATCTCTAATTTTTTGTACTAGTTCTGAATAAGTCATGGTGTTAATGTAACTGGTCCTGCAGTTACTGTCATTCCTCCAAAATTTCCTGTTACCGTAGGTGTTGATCCTAAAGTAAATGTGTAATTGTTTGTATCTACCACAGTTATACTAAATCCTGCAGCATTTTCAAATACTGTATACGCCAGGCCTCCGGGGCTTCCATCTACGTTTCTAAATACAACAGTGTCTCCTGTTGTTCTTTTGTGATTTGGTTCATTTACAGATATAGTTGTGCTTCCTAAAGTTATATCAAACGGATCACTTGGTAATAAATTTTCTGTTGCTGGTTCAACTCTAGCAGGTCTTGCATTTCTTAAACCTTGTCCATCTGCTGTAGTTGGTTTTGGTTCTAGCTGTGGATGTTTTGCTTCATATTCAGATATATGTACTCTTGATCCATTCCATTCAATTACCATTTCTGAATATGGAAACGCTTGACCAGAACGATCAGATATAAATTGTGCATATTTTCCTCTAGATAAATTAGACATTTGGATAATAAGTTTTAGGTGTTATGAAAGAACTTGAAGCAGAACCATCTTCTTCTAATGCTCTCTTTAATTCATCTTCATATAATAATTTCATTTGTTGTGTAAGTTGTGGATTTATTTTTTGTGAAAGATAGTAAGCTAGACCTGAAACCATGCAAGGTACAAATCTATATGGTACATCTGCTTCGTTAGTATAGTTACCAGCATCTTGTATTCTACTTACATAATAGTAATTTAAAAAATTACCTGCCTCACTTGAACCAGGTGTTAAGTACAAAGTAATTGTAACTTTATCTATAAATCTTTGAACATAGTATTGTGTAGGAACACCTGTTTGAGTTTTGTTTGACAAACCCTGATATGCAGATCTATTTATTTTTGTAAGAGGAAAATCAACTGAAGAAGAGTTTCTGTACACAGCCTCTAATATATCATCTACACCATACACTGCAGTTGCATCAGAAGTTCCATCAGCTGTTGATCTAAACATTGTATAGACTGATTGACCATTGACTAATGTAATTGAATTATTTTTTACTTGCCAATAGTGTAGACCTCTGTTCGCCCATTCTTGAAACATAATGTTTAAAGAACGTCTTGCAGATTTTAAATCATTTCCTGAATAATCAAAACGACCTAATCTTTCGTACGCTTCAGTAATGACATCATCAATACTAAACGTAGATTCAAAAGTCGTTGTTCCAGAGGTAGCCATTAATTAACCTCCTATTTGTCTATTAATAACGTTGCACCTGCAATGTTTGTAATAGTAGAAACCTTCATTCCACCTGGAAATACAATTCCATCTTCAGGAATATTAAATGCAAAAACATCTCCTGTTGGACAATCGCCTTGAAATAAAGATGTGCTATCAGTGTTATCTTGTAAAATTATAGTTCCTGCGCCGCCGCCATCAGAAGCAAGAATTAATCCTCTTAATCTTGTTCTTCCTGCAAAGACCGCACCAGTTGCTGTAACTCGTACTGCTTTTACGTCACCCTTCATATTTTTCTCCTATTAAAATTGTGTGGGCCCGAAGGCCCACATTAATTATTTATTATGCTACTGTTGCGCCACTGTTTGAGATAATAACCCAACCAATTGTGTTTGCATATAATAATGCAACTGTATCGTTTGCATCGTTGAACGTAATTGTAGTTCCGTTTGCAAAAGTAGTTGGAGTTAAAGTTCCGTCTCCACCGTCAACAACCATAGTAATAATTTTGATTTGACCAACTGAACCATTTGCAAGTGTTAATGCATCTGCTCCAGTAGTTGTAATCTCAGTCACTAAATTAGTTGTATCAACTGCGCCAGCACCAGATAGTTGTTGAACACCACCTGTTACACCTTTGCCATAAGAAGCATTAGTTGTGATAGCACCTGTAGTCGCGTTTTTAGTAATAAAATCAAAACCGTTTTCCGATCGTACCGGTCCTGAAAATGTAGTATTTGCCATAATTGTATCCTCCTAGTTTCCGAACATAGTCTCTAGGCCGTCGACTATACGCGTCTATGTTCTAATTAATTGTATAGTAAGTTTTTTATATACTAGTTTTGAGTAGAGTGCAAGAGAGCCTGTGATGTGGAGTGGATTTTTTCCAACGATGTAGCTTTTTATTAAGTAGCTACAGAAACTGTAGGAGCGACTGCCTCAACTTTATTTTGCAGATGTGCTTGTTTGGCTTCTGCTTTTTTAATATGCTGAACGATCTTTTTAACTTCGTCGTCGATCCTCACCATATTGAGAGTATATTTACCCTCGTTAAGATGCTCTTGCTCCCATTTGAGATCCAGTGACTTTTTCTTGTTGTAAAGTTCCTGGATGTGTGGTTGCATCGTCATTTATAACCTCCTCATAGGTTATTCTGTTTACCTTGTCATCATATGATGATCCAAGATACTCCCATTTTATATCATTTACTCCTAGTTTGTCAACTATCGCTTTTTCTAGCGAAATGGGATCGTCTTTTGATTCGACGTTAAATTTTGCATGGTGATCGTAAGCCCAGATTGTAATTGTGAATTTTTTCATGAGTTTTTTATTTTACTTTCTAAATGAGGCGGAACTATGTCCGCCTCAAATATTTTAATTATTATGCACCTGGTGATGCGAAAATACCTCTAAAGTCAGATACACCAAATGAGTATCTTTCTCTAGCTTTGTATCTTACGTTACCAGTATCGAAGTCGCCTTCCATAGCCGTTTTAATTGGGGCTCTGTCAAACATCTTCATACCGTTAGGCACGTCAGTAATGATGTAGAACGCATCCGGGTCAGTTAAAAAGTTATTAACTCTGTAACCTTGTGGAATCATACCCATAGATACGATTGCGTTAAC